GGTGGTTGTTCTGGTTTCGGTGTATTGCTTGTTCGCGTCTGCCAGGGCAGCACTTGCTATCAGTCCTACGATTTCCTGGTCAACGCGGCGCGCCTGCGCTTGTGAGAGTATTTTGCTTGCCAGCAGTTGTCCCTGGCGGTACTGCTCCGATGTGATGTTTGCCTGGGAGAGTTGGGTTTGCATTTTTGTTAGTGCAGTACTCGCGTCTGTTACGGCGAGGTCTTTCATCGCCTGCTCGATTCGGATAGGATTGAGCTTTTTGGCGAGCTGGTTCGCGAGCTCTAGCGTTTGGGTTTGTGCTTGGATTTGTCCTGGCTTGAGTGCTTCGGTTGATGCTTGGGCTTCTGTCAGGCGTTGTTCCGCGTTTGTTTTGCCGATCTGTGCCTTTACCATTGCCAGCTGCAGCATTGTTTGCATTGCCTCCCGCATTTTTTCCGCCTTGGTTGGCGGTCGTATGTCTGGCGCTGCGAGTGGTCTTGTCGAGCTCGAGCCGGCGCCTGAGGCGCCGGCCATCATGGACGGTAGTAGTCCAGCTGCTCGCATGTCTGCCGCGCCGCGTTGGTACTGTGTGTCCTGGCGGATGCGTTCTTCTGCGTTGTAGTCCTTGTTGTACTCGAAGGTTTCCCGTTCCAGTTCGTTCTGCTCGTCGATCGCCTCCTGCTCGCGCCAGCCTGTGAAGTAGTCCCTGGCGTCGCCCAGGAGGTTCCCGAGTAGTGTCCCCTGACCGATCCCCTGTATGCCGGTGTCTTCTCCTGATTCGTTTGAGTATCCCATTCCTGATGTGACGTTTTTGATCCAGTTCCTGAAGCGTCCCGCAAATAGTGGCATGTTGCTCCTTTGACCCCCGGGGCTCCCGGGGGCCCGGCCAGATTACTCTACTTGTGTTTAATCTGGCCTTGCGACACAAGATTCTACTTCTTGTCGTCGCTTTTGTCTGGCTGTGTTACTTGATTCTTGGTTTCGTCGGCTGCGTTGAGCAGCTGCTGTTCTTGTTCTTTTGCTTCTCTTTCTGCTTCTGCCTCCTCCCGAGCCTTTCGTGCTGTTTGTCCAGCTACCATTTTCCGGGCGGCTGTGATTGCGTCTATTTCGTCTGGATATTGCTCTGGCGGATACATTTCATCCGGCACGTCTTCATTGGGTGGAAAGTGCGCTTCTCTGAAATTTGCGTTTATTACACCCCCTGCTAGTAGCCGGTCTATTTTCTGTTTGTTTGTCATGAATCCCGCCGTTTCTGTTTTTGATCCGCCCGGATCTAGTTCTCCCTCGCTCGGGTTCGGATGATTTCTCCCTTGATAGTCTGCATTTGGAAACATTGTTTCTCTCCTCTTTTTGATTAAGCAGGCGGATTATCCTATCCGCCTGCCGACGTCTTTTTCCTAGCTAGCTTTTCTAGCTTACCAGTCTTGGCATGCTCAGTCCCGACATTGGACGGACGGCTTTTACCAAGTTTGCCCAGTTGATCCAGAATGCCGGTGCGTTGCTGTCGAACAGCCAGTCTTTTCTCACGTTTGCGAAGCTCAGGAACGTTGGATTCAGGGTCGGTGCTGATGCGAAGTCCCTGGCTATGTGCCAGTAGGATTCGTCTACGGTTGCGCCAGGGTGCATGTTTCCGGCGAGCATGCTGTGTTTGGTTCGGTACTCGTCCCAGGCTCCGATGTAGCCGAAGACCGTTTCGTTGTTTGCTTTCACCGTGTCCAGATAGATCTCTCTTCGGAGTATTCCCTGTTCGCTCAGTCCGTCAAATTCCGGGCTATAGAAGTCGTACCTGGTCCGTCTGGTCCATTGTCTTTCGATTCCCTGGTGGTAGGTTGCGGTTGGTCGTATGACGGCTACTCCCAGGATCCAGCCATATTCCTTGACTCGGTGTTTTCCGATTCTTCGTGTGTCCGCGCCGATGCCGTGTCCTGCCAGTGCGCCGTGACCGTTGGTGGATCCGTCTTGGTTGGTACCGAGTACTTCGCTGACGATGATTGGCATTTTGGCCCCGCCGATGTAGAACGGTCGGTCTAGTCTGTGGTCGCCTACGTCTACTCCGAAGTGAGCTCGGATGAACTCGTTGTGTCTGACTCCGCTCCTGGCGTTGCGTTCGAGCCATTTCTGGATTGCCAGGGTAAGTCGTAGATCGTCGATGTCCATGACCCCGGCCAGGGTATTGTTCTCCAGAGTGTCCTTGGTGGTGGCCGCGCCTGGGTCATTGCCGGCCGCGTAGACCATGTTGCCGGCGCTTGTGCCTACGGACCCCCATACCGCGGAGCCTGTGATCGCGACCTGGGGTGCTGTGCCTCGTTGCTGCCAGGGGAGTGCTGCTGTGAAGTAGTCCTTCTTCCACCTGGCCCATTGTAGGTACTCGTCTCCGGTGAGTGTTAGCCCGTTTCCTTGGACGTCCTGGTCAGTTCCGGGTGTTTGCTCCCAGTCGATCTCCTGGTCGGTGTTCTGGTCGCGGAAATATTCGTTGAACACCATCATGTAGGCTCTTCTTCCGAAGTCGAGTGGTAATGAATCTGCGTCTGGCGTGACGCCAAACGTACCGAATAGGAAGTCCCATAGTGTGCCCTCGTCTCTGACTGCTGTGGCTGACGGTGACCAGGTTGGAAGGGTTGTTGAATCGTCTCCGTCCTCCCCGCCTGTGATGAAGTTTTCCCAACCTCCTACTCCTCGGGTTGATTCCGGGAATATGAGTCTGTTTGGTATCTCGAACCAATAGGTGTCGAGGTCCATTCTGTGCAGTATTGGCTTTGCTGCTGGTGCCATCCTGACCACTGCTTCGAAACTGATGTCCAGGACGTCCCCTGGAATGACTTCCTCACAGAATATTGGGTAGATGAGGCCCATATCTGCGGTGAACTTTTTGTCATAGGACAGGTCGAATACTGATCTGCCTGGGTGCGCGCCTGCTACGCTGTCGAATATGTCTCTATTCATCGTTTTGTACCTCCTGGGAAAGCGTGACGCGGACCTGTGCTGGTTCCGTGAAAGATCCTTGTCCCGTGTCGTGATTGAAGCTTCCGAGCCTGTAGAGGTCGTACTCGGAGCCGTACTGTGTGTCTTTCGTGAGCTGCTCGAAGTTTCTCTGGGCTACGCCATCGTTTTTTGCCTCGAAGAGCGGTCCGTATTGCTCCGCCACGGTGTCGTAGATGCCGTAGATGTTTACTTCCATTACATTGTTCCTTTCAGGCCATCCTTGGCGGCCTGGTTCTGCTCTCGTTGCCTTCTGCGTTTCGTTTGTTGGTGTCCGACTTGGATATATCGGTGCCGGTCTTTGAGCTCTAGCTCCATTTGTTCAAATCTGTTTTCCTGTGTCCTCCTGGATGTTTGTGATTGCATCAGCCATTTCGCTGTTTGTTGCAGATTCCACCAGTCGCCGGAATAGCCAACGGCACATTCGGCGAGAATCTTCTGATAGTATCTGGGCAGGCTGATATCTGAGCCTCTGTAGTTGACCCTGAAATTCTTCATCAGGGATCTCCAATTGTCTTGGACCCATTTTTTGCCTATGCCTCCAGACATTGCATTAAAAGGCGGACGTCGGTTGGGAGTTTCGATCCAGGTCCAGGGTATTGTGCTTTCATCGATGCACATGTGGCTATAAGCCTCCGGTCTGGTATCTTTCTGAACGTAGTCCGCCACGTAACGCGCACTATCCCAACCGACGCCTCGTGAATCCACGAATCCCTGGTGCATCCATGCCTTTTCGAGTAGGTCACAATGCGTCCCGGGTTCTGGTGGTACGTCTCTGGCACGGTGTATTTTGCTGCAGACCCAACACTCCCGGCATGGCTCTATTCCGTACAGGATGAGGTGGTAGTGTGGCCTGCCTTTGGCTTCGCCGTACTCGCCGGCGGCGTAATATGCCAGGTTGTGCGGCTCGAGGTATCTCCTCAGTCGTTTGATGAAGTTGGATAGTTCTTTTGGATCGAGGTTGCCGTCTGCTGGTAGATTGGTGTTGTTGTACGTCAGTGTCACGAAGGACGAGCTCTCCCAGTACTCGTTCTCGTGGACCATTCTGAGCGACCATTCCCGCGCCTTGGATATCCTGCAGGCACGGCATTGCCCGCAAGGTATCCAAATAGCCTGGTTGTCCAGGAAGCGCGGTTGAGTGCATTGCACTACAGTCGGATTCCGCCGCGAGCGTAGTTGTAACGGTTGACTCGCCGGCGTTTGCCTCTGAGGAATCTTCCTCTGTTTTTCTTCATTTTGTTCCTCCTGGGAAGTCGGGGATCCGGATCGGGATCCTAATGTTTTTTCATGATATCGAATGTTCTATCGAATATGATTACCTCCTTGTATGTCAGGACGATGGTGACCATGTCTCCTTCGGAGTAGGTCAGACTGATCGTGGCGTGTTTCAGCCTGTTTTTGATCCATTTTGCAATCATGAGGTCCTCCTAATGGCCTTGTATTGTTTCGAGCGGGTTGCCCGTTCGCTCCAGTGGGATGCGTGGTGTTGGCGTTGTGTCGTGGGCAGGCATTGTTTGCATGCTTGGCGGCACGTTGTTGGCTATGTCCATTCCGAGTTTTGCGAGCATTTGTTTTATTGCCGGTGGTACCTTGGCGTTGGATAGCATGAGCCATATTGCGCCGTACCGTTCCGGGCTGAAGTTCGTCGGTAGTCCCTGGCGTTGCCACCATTGTCTGTTGCGTGTTTCGGTGGTTGTTCTGGTTTCGGTGTATTGCTTGTTCGCGTCTGCCAGGGCAGCACTTGCTATCAGTCCTACGATTTCCTGGTCAACGCGGCGCGCCTGCGC